CTACACCCCGCGCCGTAGATCCCGCAGCGCTGCCCTTACCCGCGTCTTCTGCGGGTCCTTCGCCCTGGGCTTCTTTGCCGCCGGCGGACGGATTGGCTCGAGCGCTTCCTTGACCCGCTCCAGCTCCTTCGCCCCGGCCTCGGCCAGACGGCGGGCCTGCTGCAGCTGTTCGGGTGTCGGCGGCAGGCCGGGCAGCGGCGGCAGAGGTTCCCCCGGGGAGCCGTCCACCATCCGAGCCACAGCGGCTCGCAGCCGCATCTCTGGGTAGAGCCTGGCCGCGCACCACCGCTCGGCGTAGCGCTTGCCCTGGTCAACGCTCGCCGCCCATACATCCTTGGTCTGCCACATCTTCCGGGCATCGAGGTGCACACGCACCCCGCGCTCCTTCGCCGGCGAAACCTGGGCGATCTGCCGGCCACTCCACCACAGCACCCATGTATCCCTCAGCTGGACCCAGCCGGAGGGTGGCGGCGCGGTGCGGAAACCTTGATAGCCGTGCATGGGAAGCATGGCCGGAAGGATACGGCCGCGCGTCGCAGAATCTGCGAACGGCCGGGCGGACTGACTGAACGGGTCGACCTACGGCGCCGGTGCGGCGCTGCTCATGCGCCTGTCCGTTCTGAGCTAATCAGTCACCACGGCGTGCAAAGCTGCTGCATTCAGCAAGGTGTAGTATCGCTACAAAGGCGGCAATCGCGCGCGCCAGGGAGTCTGCAGCGTGGCCGATACGGGGTTGTTCCTCCTCAGCGATGTGTCCGGCCAAGAAGACGGCGAAGGTCACCTTCTCCAGGTCACCAAGGTGGTCTGCCGCTGCCTCAGCTGTACGTGCCACTTCACCGCCCGGCCCGGTGAAGGTCTCATCGATTTAGAGCGTGGCGCCGTTCTGATTTGCCCCAAGTGCTCACAGCGCCAGGCGATAAGCATCGCGAGATTCGCAGACTTCTTGGAAAAGCAGTCGCGCGACTGACCTCGCTGTATGGCGACGGCCGTACACAAGCCGCGCACGCGCTGTTGGACTACCCTCCGGCCATGTGCGGCCGATTCGTCCAGCTCCCCGTCGTCGACTTTGGCCAACCGGGCCTGGCTGACCTTGCCCCCGGCCTGGCCGAGATCCAGCCCAGCTTCAACCTCGCGCCCACGCAGCGGGCGTCGGTGATCCTGGACCGCGGCGAAGGGCGGCAGGTCACCCGGCTGGCCTGGGGCCTGCTGCCGTTCTGGGCGAAGGCCAAGGGCCTGCAGGGCTCGACCATCAACGCCCGGATCGAGACGGTGGCCACCAAACCGGCCTTCCGATCGGCGTTCAAGAAGCGCCGGTGCGTGATCCCCATGGCCGGCTACTACGAGTGGTCGGTGAGCCCAGAGGACGGGAAGAAAGATCCGTGGTTCATCCACGCCACCGGGCCACTGCTGGCCGCTGGACTGTGGGAGGACACCAGCCCGCTCCTGCCCGACGGTAATCTGGGCACCTTCACCATCATCACCGGCGACAGCAGCGGCGTATCGGCCGACATCCACGACCGCATGCCGGTGTGGCTCCAGGCCGGCCAGATCGATGAGTGGATGGCCGCCAGCCCGGACGATGCCATGGCCATGCTGCTGGCCAGCGAGACGCCTGCGATGGAGGCCTACCGCGTCAGCCGCGCGGTGAACACGCCCCGGAACAACCGCGAGGACCTGCTGCAGCAGGTGGCCTGAAGCGAGGGCGGCCGTAGCCGCCCCCTCCCGTCACGCCACGGGGATGCACTCCACCTGCAGGCGGTTGGCGTCGTTCATGCCCGCGGCAATGACCTTCAGGCCTGGCGCGGCTTGGCTGACCCGCACCAAACCAAAACGGTCGCGCTGCTCGCGCACGTTCAGCACCCCGGCCAGGGTGTAGATCAGCAGCACATCCGAAACGGCGCTCCAGTACTGCCGGGGGTCATCGAGGATGCACTGGGCATCAAGGACGCCGGCGTATTCGGTGGTGACCATGCCCCCGGCCTGCGAGTCGTACCACCGGAAGAAGCACGATGCCGCGGTGTTGTAGACCACGTGGAGCCTACCGTTCTGGTCATAGCAGGCCGATATCCGGGTGGCGCCGGGAAGCGGCAGCTCCTGTACCGGCTGCCCGCCCTCAGCTTGGGACCACAGGTATCCGCCCTCCACCCAGAAGCGGAAGTCCTGCCCCATCGTGTCGCGCGTGAAGCTCTCCAGGGGCTTGAACCGGTCCGGCACCCGGTAGCGCCAGCCGGCATCGATCACGCTGGATGAAAAGACGGAATCGGGGATCACGGCACACGCCCCCAGCCCTGCACGGTATCCAGGGTCAGAACGAAGGCCGACGTCTTCGGGATGGCCGGGGTGAACTGGGTCTGCCAGTAGCCCAGGCCATTGCGGTAGGTCATGGAGCGGATGCCCCCCGAAACGTTGCCATCGGACAGCCCCAGGGTGACGGTCGCCTTGCGCTCGAACGACCCGGACACGTAGGCCGCGGGAACAGTCAGAACGGTGGTCGACGAGTCGGGGATGACGGTTTCGGCACCACCGGGTCGAGCCGTGATCGCACCCAGCGTCCCAGCGTACACGGAACACTGGTTTGCCTGAGGGCCGACGAAGTACGCAGGGCCTGCAGCCACAATGCCGCGGGTGTCCCGCCTGAAGTCACCCGCCCACATGTTGGTGTTGTTGATGTCGGAAATGCGGGTCACGGTGTCGTAGGTGACACCGGAAATCGTCACTGTGCCCGTCGCATCCGCCGCCGACACGTAGGACCGCAGTTCGAACGTCACATCCAGGAATTCGTCGGGCAGCACGGTAATGGTGATCGGGTTTCCGGTGACCGGGTCGCGGATCAGGGCGCGCGAGAACAGATTCGTGTTGGTGGTGCCGGTGCCAAGCTCGGACAGATTGCCGGTTGCAACGCCCTGGTTGAACCGGTAGACGAAGCGCTGCCCCATGTAATAGGAGGCGCCATCCGCAGTCACGTTGATGGGCGTCACGCTCGACCGCGACGAACTGGTGGCCAGATACGCGGCCAGGGCGGTGTCACCGTTTGCGGGTGCGGTTGAGCCCGTGCCCACATAGCACGCCGAGAACAGCGTGGTGGTGCCGCCGCACCAGGTGGCATCGTTCCCCAGCATGTTGAGGCCTGCATTGGTTATCAGGTTCTCGAATTCGAGTTCCTGCACCAGGATCCCGCCCGCGCTGTACTTGCGGATGGTGTAGTGGCCGGCCAGGGAGATTTTGGTCTTGATGGTCATCGTGATTTCTCAGGTCAGGGTGCCGCTGAGGAAGCGCGGCGCGGTGGCGGAAATGCTTTCGGTGGTTGCGGTGTTCAGCAGCAGCTGCCTCAGCTCGCCCGTGGCGAACACGGGTGCCGCAGCCAGAATGCGTTCGTCGGATTCAACCGAGAGGACTTCGCTACGCAGCGTGCCGGCAGCGAACACCGGGGCCGGTGCAGCCAGGCGCTCGTCTTGCGTGATCTGCTGCAGCGGGGTCCGCAGTTCACCCCCGAGGAACGCCGGAACCTGGGCCTGCAACCGTTCCCCATCGACGTAGGAACCCATGAACAGCCGGGCAGCGGTGATGCCAGGGGCGGCGGACAGCAGGCCCTCGATGGGCGCGGTAACGCCATATGGGCGGCTGGTGAAGTACGTGGAGCGATCGCCGATGACGCCAGACCAGATGGCCGAGCGGCCGGCTGAGTCGCTGACCTGCAGGGTGATGCGGAAAACGGCCTCATGGTCCAGGCCGACGGCGGCGACGGTGTGATCCCATTCGAAGTCGTCGACGAACAGAATCTTGTTTTCCCGAAACCGGATCCCGTTGCCGGCGATGTTGACGGTGGCCGCGCCCGCCGGCGCCGTGCCGACCACGTTGGAGTCATAGACCCGGTTCTTGCTGGCCGACATGACGCGGTTGCCTTCCACAGCCAGCACCACCACGCCCTCGGCGTTGCGGTACTCCAGCAGTACCGAAGCGCCGGCGTTGCCCTCTGCCGACGCCCCCTGGCGCACCTTGCACTTGGCCGTGGTGCGCTGGCCGGGAAAGCACTCATAGCGGGCGGTGTTGGAAATGACCGACTCGCCCTGCTGGTTGTTGTAGCCGGCCGCCCAAGAGCCCGTCGGCGGGTTCTCGGTGGCGATCACCCACCCAGCACCGGTATCCCACCCAGTGGGCCCGCTCTCGAAACCGGGATTGATGATCGGCGCGGCGCCCGCCTGATACGCCGGCCAGGCCAGCACCACCTGCTTTGCGGCTTGGTCGACGTACAGCCGGTGGCCGGGCGGCAACCTGTCGCCGTCGATCTGCCGCACGGTGCAGCCACCGATCCCGTTGTGGATCTCCAACCGGCCCTCGTAGGCAACCATCGGCGGCGCCTTGGGCAGGTTGCCGGTGACGAACAGCGGTGGCTGCCGCTGCCGCTGGTCAAGGTCCGGTCGGTCGTAGATGCGCGCCGACATGTCAGGCGGACCTCTGGCCGACCAGGTAGACCTGCAGCCCCTTCGCGCCGGCCGTGCCGACCTGCTGCACATCGAAGGTGATTTCATCGCCGGCGGCAAGAATGTCACCGCCGGGCACCAGAGTGGGCGGCAGCGCAGCGGTGAGCGTGGATCGCTCGCCGTTGTCGAACGACAGTTTCACGTTGAGGATGCTGGTGCCGTTGCGCTTGACGTCCACCGTCAGCGGCGTTCCGGTGGCCTGCGCTTCGGACAGGCTGGCATAGATCCCGCGCTGCGCCACCGAGGACAGCACGATCCCATAGGGCAGCACCATCGAACCCTTGCCGGTGCCGGTGGTGATGTTGGTACCGATCAGCGCCGACCGATCGGCCAAAGCGAAGCACTGCAGGTCAGGATTCGTCGCGCCGCGCATCAGATCGCCGGCCAGCGTCCAGGCATCCGCGTCCGGAGCGGTGCAGGTGGCGCTGCAGATACAGCCCACGCCGCGGCTCTTGGCTTCGAAGCCAGTCGGCAGCGTCGGCTGAACACCCCCTTCGATGGCGAGCGTGACCTGCCCTGCCCCTACCTGCTGCACCGAGAAGAACTCACCTTCCTTCCAGTCCACGGGGCTTCCCGTGTTGGCGCGGATCGTGATCGTGATCGGACCGGACGAGTTGGCCAGGATCAGGGTGTTGTGCATGTCACCGTTGAGGGTGACGTTGCTGGTCACACTGATGATGCGCGGCGCTACGGTGTAAATCGGCGGCTGCCCGATCCACGGCCGGGCATAGCCGCGCAAGGTGGTAAAGGCCTTGACGCCATCGGCGAGCGGCGTCTGAAAACGGATCGCCGGCGGCGCGCCGCTCACGCCCGGCACGATCAGGAACTCGCCCACCCCGTTGGCGTCGACAGGTCGAGAAACCTTGTAGTTGCCCGCGCCGGCGTTCAATTCGGCGGCCGTGTCGTAGAACAACGGGTCAGTGACATCGGCGCCAGGCAGTGGGAAGTCGGTGACCTCGCCGTCGCCTTCGAACGTCCAGAACCTCGGCGAGACCCCGATGGTGCCGCCTCCGTTCTGGATCTGTTCGATCAGCAGCAGGACCGTGCGGCGATTCACGGCGTCCGCGTCGGCCGTGGCATCGCCAACGTTGACGATCCGATTGCCCCTGGCGTCCCAGACGAACTCACCGGTCACCGGATCGAGCACCAGCTGCATGCCGTTGTCGAGCAGCTGCTGCAGCTGCATAACCCGGTAGTCGAACGCGTCTTCGTGGATCTCGGGCAGGAACGCGCCCTGGTTGGCGATATCGGCCGGCTGGTCCAGCGGGACCGTGCGCAGGATCAGGATGTCGAGGTTCAGCGCCGGCGCGGTGTTAAAGGTGATCGTGCTGACGTTGGCGCGAAGCTTGGTCACCGTGTATTGCGACGGCGGCACCAGGTTGTATACAGGGTGGGTGCCGGTGAACACCTGGATATGGCTTGAAAGGAACGCCCGCGGACCGTTGAAGGCGGTAGCGACGCCGTTCCCCACGTAGGTCTTGCGGCGATCGTTGGCGGAAATGGTCATGGGTGCATCGGCTCCAGAATGAAGAAGCCCCGCAGGTGCGGGGCTCGGCGTGGTCAGTTACTGCTCGTCCTTGGGTCGGCGGTACATCAGGTACGCCGCCGCCTCCGCTGGGTTGTCGGGGGTGTACTGGCCAGTGCCCACGTCGTACAGGTACTCGCCGGTGGTCAGCATCTGGTTGCTGGGGATGCCGGTCAGCGGACCAGCAGCGCGCACGCCGGTCTTGATCAGCTTCTCCGCATCCGGCTCGTCGTCGTCGGCAACCCAGTCCCTGCCCTCCTTCCACGCGGCCTGGCCGAACTTTGCCAGCGCGACACCGGCGTCCACGATCGGGTTGGGTCGGCCCATGCTCGGCTTGCCCTCGATCGCCGCGTCGATGCCGCCGGCAACGTCACGCAGCAGCGGGATAGTCTGGAACGGGAAGAGCAGGGTCTTCCGCGCGAGCCAGGTGCTCCAGTCGTCCAGACCCTTTTCGTCGTCGTCGCCACCGTCTGGTCCGCGCATCATCAGCAGCTCGAAAACCGCGTTGGACAGGACACCGGCCGACAACCAGGTGCCAAGGGCGCGCGCCGGCGACTGCACACGCCCCAAGTACAGGCCGCGCAAGCCGGATTCCTGCAAACGGTTGTTCATGATGATCATCGGGCCGATGAACATGCGGACCCACTTGTACCGGGGGTCACGCTCGGCGGCACTGAGATCCTTAGGTGCACCGGCCTGCTGCGTGGTTCGAATCGACTTGTCGGCCAGGCGAACGGCCTCGTCGATGCCGGCGCCCTGAGCCTGCGCCTGCTGGTATCGACCCAACCAGATGGCGCGTTCGGCCAGCGGCACCGTCCAACGATGGACCTCCATGGCCATCTTCATCGCCGCCGCGCGGATGCCGCGCTTCCCCGACAGCTTGCCCAGCACCACCTGGTAGGACGAATCCAGCGAGTTGGCGCGTTCCTCCATGAAGGGGGACAACGCGTGAATCATTTCGGTCATTCGCGCCGGATTCTTGTAATAGGCCAGGTAGCCTTTCAGCATGTGCCCGGGATCGACACGGGCAGCCGCCTGGATGGGCGCCACCACGGTGTTGGCGAACACCAGTGGCAGGCGGAAGCCCAGCGCGGCCACAGCGGTGTTGGTCAGCACAGCATCGCCGATCTTCTCGGCCATGCTGGAACCGGGCTCGGAAACGGACGCGCCGCGCACAGCATTCTTCACGCTGCCGTAAAGCGCGTGATATGCCCCCTCCGACAGCCGCTGCTGGATCAGGTTCTTCAGTTCCTGGTCCTCCAGCACACGCAGCGCCTGCTTCACGTAGCCGCGGTGCGACACGTCAGTGATCACGTCATTGAGGTGTCTCGACAGCACGCGGTGGTAGTCCAGCAGCATCGGCGCCGCGTACTCGGTGCGTTCTTTCGTGTGCCCCTTGCTGGTCATGGCACGGCTGAAGGTGCCGCCCATGATCTGTTCCTCCGCCGCGCGCGCCTGCTTGACGCCGCCAGCACCGGCACGGGGGTCGTACACCGCGGGGTAGTAACCGCCGCGCAGGCTGACCATCGAGCCATCGGCAGCGGTGAAGACCAGCGGCATCGGCTCGACCTGCTCCGGCGCAACACCGGAAAGCCGGCGCTGCTGCTCCACGATGTCCGGCCACAGGCTGTTCATCGCATCCCAGATGCCCTGCACCATCTGCGCGTCGGCCGTGGTGAGGTGGCCCAACATTTCCGCGATGTTCTGCGGGGTGAACTGGACCACCTCGGCGTTCTTGCCAATGAACCCGCCACGCATCAGTTTGTCGCGGTTACCGGCGTTGCCGAGGTTGAGCGCCATCGCCACGATGGTGTTCTTGGACAGCGACCGGCCGAGGCTGGGCACGTACACCAGGCGATTCAGGTCCGCCCGCTGCGCCGGCGTCAGCGCCTTCATGGTCTGCTCCAGCATTCCGCCGACGCGATTGCGCAGCTCGATCCGCTGCTGCTGGGCGGCCTCTGCCTGGTTCCAGAGGAAGTCATGCCACGGCCCCGTCTCGCCGCCATCCAGCCATTCCACAACGGTCTCCGGGCGAAGCACCCAGTCCATCAGGCCGGTGTAGGTCGCACCCACTTTCTGCATCGCGGTCAGGTCTGCATCGGACAGGGGCAACGGCTTACCTTCCGCGATCGCGCCACGGATTGCGCCGGCCAGCTCCGCCTGCGCGCTCTCCCAATCGCGTTGATCCTTGTTGCCCAGCAGCTGGTTCTTCAGCTTGGCCAAGCGCGCGATGTTGGTCACCGCGTCGTGCAGCTCGCGGAACTCGGTGATCGGCAGATCGGCGTAGTTGGTCACGTTCTCCGCTTCCACCCTGGCCAGCAGTGCGTCACTGATCGCGGTCAGGTCATCCTCGGCCTGCCGTGCTTCCACCCATTGCCGCAGGCTCTGCCGGCGGGCCACCGTGCGGCCGGAAACGTCGCGGAACTCGTAGGTGTCGGCGATGGTGTCCATGGCCTCCAGGTAGTCGGCGCCTGCCTTGCCCAGCCGCTCGCGCGCCTTCGGCGTCATCTGCCGGCGAATGAAACCGACCGTGGACTCGACCTCCTGCTGCACCGCCCGGGCCTCAGCGAAGAGCACCGCGTTCAAAGCCTGCTGCCGCTTCGCCTGCAGCGCCTCGCCGTACCGGCCTTTCGTCGCTGCCTGTGCCGCCGCGCGCGCCGCCTTGCGTTCGGCGACCAGATACTCGTTCGGACGGATCTGGCGCGCCGTCTTCCTGGATAGAACCGCCTCGGCCACTGCCTTCAACTCGCGCCGGTTCGGCCGCGGCTCACGCGCCAGGTCCGCCAGCACACCCAGCTCTCGTTCCAGCAGCTGGATCTTGCGGCTGCCGTGGACCGCATCCAGCGCCCGCTGCGGCAAGGTTCCGTCGGTCATCGGCTCACCATGCCGGGCCTGCATGCGGGCATCAGCCTCGGCGCCCACACCTGCCAGGGTCTGGCGCACGGTCCACAGGCCCTGCACCAGCTCGTCGCCAGAACTGAAGCCCAGCAGCGCCGCTGCCTCGTCGGGGTGCGTGCCGCCCTTCCTCGCGTACACCCGGCCCATCTTGTCCAGGAGCCCATCACCGTAGGTGGCTGCCAGCACTGCACGGTCCAGCTTCATACCCTGCAGCTGCTCCGGCACGGGCTCGCCGCCGGCCTCCTTCCGTCCGGTCAGAACACGGTAGGCGCGCACGATCGGCGTGGCCTCGACTTCAGCCTCGACCTCGCTGCGAATGGTGCCCAGCTCGTCCTTCCACCAGCGTTCCCGGGCGCGTGCATCGGCTTCCTGCAGCTGTGCCATCAGGTCAGCCTCAGCCTGCTCGCGTGCTGCGGCGACCTGCGCCTGGTAGTCGGCGAACTGGCGCTCGGTCATGCCCAGCGCCTGCGCTTCAGCCAAGTCCCGCGCAATGGGCTCGAACCCGACACGCGCCTGCGCCGCCTCGATCTCCTCCTGGCTGGCCAGCATGCGGTCGAAGACACCGCGCACTTCGTCGGTCAGCTCGACGTCCAGATTCTGCAGGCTGCGGTAGATGCCGAGGATCCACTGCTTGAACTGGCTGAACACCGACTGCAGCTCAGGCGTCGGCGCCTTGCCCTCGCCCAGATAGGCCTCGAAGCCGCGGGCGAACTGTTCGTGCTGGTCGACGCCGATCTGGTCCGCCGACTCGACGCCGAACCACTTCAGCAGGGCGTCGAGGTCGGACCGCAACTGCGGCGCGGCATCTTCGGCCGTGGCCACGTCCCGGTACACCTCTAGGAAGAAATGCCCGGATTCGTGCAGGAACGTCGACAGGTCCGCGCCCTTGAACAGGCTGATCTGCATGGCCCGGTCCGGCCCGATCTGGATCTGACCGCGCGGGGCTGCTCCGCCTTGGAACAAGATGTCGCCGGCCAGCACCTCGCGCGCGGCGGTATCGGGCAGTGCGACGCTCCAGGTCTGCCGCTGGCCTTCGATCGGATCGTCCTGCACGATCTCGCCCCCAATGCGCTCGGCTTCGATTCGCGCCTGGTCGAGCGTCAGGAAGTCGCGGGCCTGGCCCTGCTCGTCTGCCAGCAGCCACTGCCCGGCCCGCTGCACATAGGCGCTGCCCTCGCGCTCGATGGTCTGCTGGCCGCGGCCATCTATGGCCACCTGCGGTCGGCCGAACAGGCTGCGCAGCGCGTCCATGCCCCTCTGCATCAGCGTGCGCGGCTGCGCTTCCGCGCCCTCGGCAGGTGCTTCTGCCGCCTCAATGCCCGCCGCGTAGCGCTCGTACAGCGCCACCGGATCCTGGCCAGTCACCTCGCCCAGCCGGCCGAACATCGCGCCCCACAGCTGCGCCTGGCTCTCCGCCTGCGCGGGCGTGTAGCGATCGGTACCGACCAGCTGGGCCATTACCGACTGCTGCACCTGCGCGCGGGCGCTTGCCGCAGCAGCATCCGGCGCGGGCGCATCGAGCGGCACGCCCAACTCGCGCGCCATGGCATCGATGTCCAGCGTCTCCAGTTCTGCTGGCGACAAGCCCTCTGCCGTGGTTCGGGCGTTGCGCAGGATCTCGTCCCGATTCGGCAAGCGCGGCACGGCAGCCATCCACTCGGCCATCGGGATCACGACCTGGCCGGTGGCCAGTTGCTCCGCCAGCGCCGACTCGCCGCCCACCATGTTCTGCAACACCTGCGGCGCGGACTGGAACAGCGTCTGCGCCTGCTCCGCGTCCAGATACACCCGCGCGTCTTCGCCGGCCACCTGCGCGGTCAGCGCTTTCATGTCCTCCGGCGATCGCTCGCCGAGCTTCAGGTCGGCGGCCAATTCGGTGGCGGCGCGCAGGCGCTCGTTCGCGTCCCCGGAGTCCATCACCTGGCCCAGGCGCTCGTTGATCCAACGCACCTGGCCAGACGCTTTCGCCGCACGATAGTTGGCGTGGACCTCGACCGCGCCGGTCGGCACCTCGGCCAGGCCTTCCATGATGATGTCGCCCCACTTCAGGCGTTCCTCGGTCAGCAGCTGCGCCGTTGCCTCGCCGGCAGCGCCGCCCGCCAGCTGCACGCCAGCCTCGGCGCCGGTGCGCAGGACGGCCGAGGATGCACTGCGTCGGGCGTTGTTGATGAAATGACCGGCCACGCCGGCCGTCAGCGCGTCGAACACGCCGATGGCCACGCCGCGCTTTGCTGCCTTCTCGCGCGCAGCGGCCATCTTCTGCGGGTCGCGCAGGAACTGACCCACTGCATAGGCGTCGGTGGGATCGACCTTCGCGTCCTGCATGGCATCGGCGATGCTGGCGCCGAACTCTGTCAGGCCCGATCCGGTACCGGCCGAGGCTGCGGTGACGACGCGGCTGCCGCCGCCAGTAGATGCAGTAAGCGCGAGACCGGGGGCGCCCATGCCAATCGACTGACCCAGGGTGACGGCAATGGCGCCGAGCGTGTCTGTGCCGCCGCTGGCCAGCTCGCGCGCAGCACCAGCGAAGCTGCCGGCCTTGTTCGCGCGGTCGAAGGCCTGGAATCCACGGTCGGTGCTGGCGCTGGTCACGTCCGCAGCCTGGGCCTTGCGCTCCTGATCGGCGCGCAATGCAGCTTCCTCGGCCGAGCGGTCCGTGGTCAGTCGGCCCGTGGCCGGGTCCATCACCGCCGGTCCATCCGGCAGCAGCGAAAGCGCATTCGCCTTGCCGCGTTGCCAACCGCTGATCACACCGCCGATCACCTGTTCCAGGATGTTCGGCTCGGCAGTGGCGCGCGCCTCACCGGTCACCAGCGCGTTGGCATAGGTGGCCAGCTTCGGCGCCTCATCGCTGGCCAAGGCCATGCGCCGCGGGTCGGCCAGGAAGTCGCCGACATGCGGGGACTGCCGGCCCGCTTCGTCGATCTCCAGACGGCGGGCATCCTGCTCGTAGTCACCGAGGTTCGCAGCGACGACACCGAACGGCTGGCCAAGCTGGTCCGACAGCCGGTTCGCGCGCGCGGCTTCCTCCGGCTTCTGGCTGGTGCCGGTGTAAGCGCTGCGCAGCGTGACCTGGCGGGTAGTCTCGATTTCGTCCGACAGCTCGTCGAAGCCTTCCAGCACGTTGTCGATCACTTCTTGGCTCCTTGGCTCTTGCGCGCGAGGTACTGCGTAACCCAAGCATCGGTAGGCGGCCGGCCGTACTTATCGGCATACGCGCCTCGAATGGCGTCACGGTCGGCCTGGCTCACCTGCAGGTCGAACTGCGCCGCGCTGCTGTAGAGACCGGTCTTCACCCTCGGGTTGTTCTTGAACTTGCCGCCCTCCTCCTGCACCGCACCAAGGCGGCCGGCCTGCAGGTTCTGGGCGAACTGCTTGGCCGTGGCCGAAAGCAGCACGTCGGCCTGCTCCGGGGTCGGCTTCTTGCCCGTGCTCTGCACGAACGCTGTCTGCGCGTTTTGGTAGGCGATGCGGAACTCACCACGCAGGTTGTCGCGTGGAGCGTTCTTGGCTTGGGATCCGCTGCCGGTGATGTCGGTGTCTTTGCCGAAGCCGAGCATTTGAAACCCGCGCTCCAGCCGGTCGTTGTCGGTCATCCAGTCCGCGCGCTTGGCGGGGTCGTTTGCCTTGGTCTGGTCATCGGCCAGCGACTTCAACGTCTTGCCGCTCAGCTTGTCGGCGTAGTGGCCGAGCGGAACCTTAGCGAACTGCGCCGGGGTCAGGGCCTGCATCCGCTGCAGACTGTCCAGCGTGGCCGGGTCATCCTGGATCACGCCGCCCTCGGCGATCAGCTTCCGGTAGCGGTTGATGGATTCGCTCAGGCTGGAATCCTGACCCACCAGCGCCAGTTCGGCCGGCGCCAGCACAGCCGACAGCGGTGCGCTCGCGCCGGCAGCAGTCACCTTGTCGTAGATCGCCATGGCGGCCTGCTTCTTGGCCTGCTCGATGCGGTCTTTACGCTGGGCGAAGATGTCGCGCAGGTAGCCCTCAGTGGCAGCGCGCTGATCCGGCGCCATGGTGCGCGGGATGGCCGCTACCGCATCCGCCAGAGTGGCCGGCACCGCCGACGCCGCAGCCGCAATCGGTGCAGGTGCAGCGACAACCTGTCCGCCATCCGACGCCCAACGTGCGGAACGGCCCAGCACCTGGCGCACATACAACGCGGTCTTCGGGTTCTGGGCGGACCGGCCTCTGTTCACCACGGCGTCGGCCCCGCCCTCACCCGCGAAGTGCGCGGCAATGGCGAACTGACGGCCACCCTTTGCCAGCCGTTCCTTGTACTCGCGCGCAGCACGGCGTGCCGATGCAGCAGCGTCCTTGCGATCGATGCCGCCGGCGCTGGTGGAGCGGTACTGGAACAGGCCGGTAGCCTGGTCACCATCGTCCAGAACCTCCGGGTTCACTGCGTCGGCACGGAACCCTGATTCCTGCTCGGCCAGCGCGTACAGGTCGGCGCGGCCGGCTGCGTCCAGGCCCTCGGCCTTTGCTGCGTCATCGATAGCCTTTGCGATGGCCGGGGACGGCTTGCCACGTGCAGTGGGTGCCGGCAGCGGCTCGATGGCGCCACGGCCGTCGGCCAGGGAGTTGGCCAGCTCGTAGGCTGCGCGGTCCTTCACGACCGGGTACAGCGTGCGCTCGACCTGCGCCCGATCCTCCGGCGTCATCTGGTCCGCATAGCGGTGGTAGTAGTCCTCTGCCGCGAAAGGGTCACGTGTCGCAAGCCCCGCGGCAATCTGCTTGCGGGCCGATGAAACAATGCCCCGCTCGCTGGCCTTGATGGCCTCGGGGCCCAGCCCTTGGGCGCGGTCGGAGGCCGTAGCGATGCCAATTGCCTCCTGCAGTCGTGTGTCGGACAGCCCGAAGTCGCCCGCCATGCCAGCATTGATAGCGTCCTGGCCAATGTTGTCGAGGGTCGCCTTGCGCTCCTCCCTCTCATAGATGCTGTACTCCCGGTCGGCGTAGCCGTTGAGGCGGTTCTGGACAGAATCCCGGAAGCTGAAAGCGACCTGGTCGAACCGTTGCTGCTGGCTCGGTGACAGCCGACCACGGATGGCCGAAACGCGCTGATCCAGGTCACCAAGCAGTGCCGGGGGTGCGTTGAGCGATTCTTTGCCCTTGTACTTGGCAATGCCATCCGCATTGGCTGGATTGAACGCGGTGCCCTCCCAGTCCGACAGTTCTCGCCGGGCTTCCATAACTGCGGTGAGGTCCGCGCTGTCCTTTTGCCGCTGGAACAGATCGGACGCAGACTGGCCAACCAGGCCGGCCGCCCGAATCGAGGGCGACAGGTCGACCTGGGCAGTGTTGCGAACCTGCGGGCCAAGCTGCGCCTGTACCTGCGGGCCGCTGGTACGCGGAATCAAGGTAGCCATCAGGCGTAGCCTCCAGTCCAGCCGCCGCTACTGATGGTGCCGGTTGTCCGCGAGCCAACAGCCGACCTGCCGGCGCCGCGCATGCCTCCCATCCCACCCATGCCCACGCTGGCAGCACTGGCCAGCGAGCCCAGAATGGTGCCGGTCGCCTGCGACTTCCCGCTCCAGCGCGAAAGGTCCGCCTGGGTGCGCTGGTTCTGCGCCTGCGCATTGAAACCCCAGGCCTGGCGTGCGGCGTTCATGCGGATGGTTTGCTGGTCCACCTCGCCGAACATCGCGGTTTCACCCAGGATCTCCGCCGGCGTGCCCAGCGTCGGGTCGATGTTGTTGGCGGCGATCGCGGCGCGCTGCTGGCCGATGGCAACACGCGTGCGCCACGCCTGCTGTTCCATCTCGCGGGTGGCCAGCGCATTGCTGGAGTCGGCATCCTGCTGGGCGAGCGTTGCGTTGTTCTCGGCGATCTGCGCATTGGCTTCGCCCTGCTTTCGCTGCTGATCGGCCTGATACGCGCCTGTGACCAGCGTCGTGGCCAGTAGGGCAATGGCGGGATTACACATGATCAGCGCTCCAGTAGAACGGTATGAAGGGGGTGCTGTCCGGCCCAACAGGAACCGGCGCCAGGAATCGGAAACCGAGCCAGCTCAGCCAGCGCAGCGCGGCGTCGTTGCGCTGGTCGGCAACGTTGAACAACATCGATGGGAACGCCTGCTGCATACGGGCCAGCGCCGGTCGAGAGAGGCGCAGCAACTCTTTCTGGACGGCCAGCGGGTTGAGACCGGTCGAGCCCACCATCCAGGGCGTGCCGATGCCGCCCAAGATCGAGTAAGGCGTGGCGCCAAACATGCACACCGGCACGCCTCCCACCATGGCCGTCCATGCCTCGGCGCTGCCGGCCAGGCCCCGGTGTAGGGCCTCGGCTGGGCTGGTGCGGGCGCAAGCCCACAACTCGGCCACGTCCGCCGGCCGCGCGGCTGCTGCAATCGCGTCGATGTGTCCGGCCTCTGCCGGCACCAGCTCGGCGATGATCTTCATGGGGACGCCACCACCTGCGGCATCAGGGACAGGATCTCCATGGGCAGGGGATCGTCGCTGAAGATGTGGAAGTGCCCGGAATCGATGCCCCACTGGCAGCTCATGTTCTTGCGCAGCACGCCCGTGTAGGCGTTCGTCGGCTCGTCGTAGTCTTCGAACTCGCGCTGGGCGATCGGATCGAGCGTGTCCAGAGTCGTGCCAACGTAGACACCTCGCGTTTCGCGCACCAACAGCGCCACCTCGAACATCAGTTTCTTCATGGGGCGCAGCGGATCGCCACCGTTGGAGTTGACCTCCAGGGTTTCGATGTGTGCGGCATACGGCAGGCCAACGTGAACCACGCCGCCCGGCCGCTGCAGCTCAACCACGCCGCCGACCACCTGCAGATCGCGTTGCACGCTGCCATCAACCAGCGCCACGACCGCCTTGCCTTCGAGGTGATCCACGCCGGAGATCGTGCTGCGCTGGAACGTCCAGTTCTGGATGGGCATGCCCCGCAGCGGGACCGGCACGGTACCGATCGACTCCACCGTGACCACGGTGCTGGAAGCCACTGCGGCGATGCGCACGCGCACCCTGTCGCTTCCGGCCACCAGCAGGAGGATGTCGCCCACATCGCCGATGCCGTCAAAGATCGGATCACTTGCCGTTGCCGTGATATCGACGCCCTCGGTCCAGCCGCTGGTGCTGGACAGCGCGATGGACGTGCCTGCCTTGTTGCGACCGTCGAAGGTCAGCAGGCTGTCGGCGTACTTCCAATCGAGCGGGTCGTCGTACCTGGTCGGGGCCATCTGCTCGATGTACTGGACCGTCTGGCCATCGACCTGCCGGCGCACCAGCGCATAGGTCTGCGTCTCAAATTCGCCTGGCAGACAGCACACATCCAGCACAACGCCGTCGCCCTTGGTCGGGTCGTTGAGGTCGCGTCCGGTGTCGTGCCGATGCCAGCCGGTTACTTCTTGCTCGGGCAGATAGGTGCAGCCCACCAGCACGCCATCACTGCGCGGCAGCCAGACGATGGGCCACGGCGCAGTGCTGAACTCGATGCCTCGGAAGCTGTAACCCTCAGTGAGGTGATCCGCCCAGATGCTGATGTCATTGCCGCGGAAGCCGTCCTTCTCGAACTGGTAGGCGAGGTCGCGGACGCGCTGCCCCTGCCCCTGCAGGAAGATGGCCGACTCGCCGAGCACGCGTGCCTGCAGGTCACCGGTGCCATAGCTGGACTGCGGCTTGATGCCGATGGTGCTGGGCGTCACCACATCATCCTGGCCGCCGGTCACCTTCCATTCGCCACCGGTGGTCAGCACCAGGAGGTTGTCCAGCGGCACCAGATCCCGGATGGCGTTGACCTGCCGCGCGTTGATGGTGAAGGACACGGCATCGCTGTCGACGATGGGCGAGCTGCGACCGAAGTTGTTGTAGTCCCCGATGTTCGATGCCCACACCGTCTGCGGGTCGCCAGGCGTGCCGGCCAGCCACAGGCGGTCGGCGTAGAACTCGATCTCGCCCGGGTAGCCGTAGCGGTAGGAGAAGGCGCCCACGGCCCACACGTCGGTACCACCCACGGCGCCTGCCGCGTACTGGGTGACGACGATGTTGCCGGTGCCGGTCGGCGGCGGCTCGAAGAAGTTGATCTTCCCGGCAGCCCTGTTGATGGTCCAGCCCTGTGCCATTACATGGCCTCCTGCACGTTCGAGTTGCCGCGGCCGATGCCCCCGGTGCTGGTGCCACCGGTGCCGCTGCCGCCTGGGTAATACGGGTTCGACTGGACCGGGACACCGTTGATGGTCACTCGGTAGTCCAGGTAGGAATCGCTGGTGGCGCCGGTGATGCTGAACTCGGTGGCGGTGCTGTCCCCGTCGAAGGTCCACGGGCCGGCCACCGGCGGCGGCGCGGTGCCGATGATGCTGTCGGGCATCCGTTCGATCACCGTGGCGGTGACCTCATAAGGGCTGGTGAACGCGGTGATCTCGGCGATGCCGAAGCCACCGTGCACGTATTCCCACTCCACGCCGACCACGTACTCCTGCACACTGTCGTCCTTGACGTCCTGCGGACCGTCGAAGGCACGGCCCACGTCGTGCACGGGCCGCACGCTGCCGCAGACGTAGTAGGGTTTCTCGCCTTCCAGACCGGCCAAGACAGGAACGCTCACAGCGCGGTAGACCTTCTGGTCGCTACGGCGCAGTGCGTTGAGCGGCACGTTCTTCTCCGCAGCCACCCAGGGCTTCACCGAGCGCAGTTCCTTCTCCTCGGCGTAGATCAGCGATCCGACCATCTCCGGGGTGAACGTGGCCACGTTGGTGGTGACCGTGACCACGCCCTGTACGCCCGACACCGCCAGCAGCGCTGCCTCGTCAGTGTTGAACGGCCGGAACGGGCCGCGGCGGAACACGAAGTCACGCAGCACGAAGCTGTCGGCCGCGGTGCGTCGCAGTTCCTTCGGCGGGATCCACGGGTGCACCAGATACAAGATGTCGGCCGATTGGGTGAAACGCACGTCGTAGATCAGCGTTCCGGTGTACGGCGTGGCCACCTCCACAATGGCGCCGCCGCTGTCACGAAGCAGTGCCCCGTCGACCCAGAACCGCAGGTAGCCGTCGCCCATCTCGATCAGGTAGTTGACGACCGTCGAATAGATGAATGGCACCAGGCGTGTGTCCCGGTCCGCGTGCTTCACCGCACCGCGGAAGATCAAGCCCGGACGCTTCACCGCGCCCCCTGTGGGCTTGGTGATGACGTTGCGGGCCGTCTTCAGGCTGATCGCGTGGCGCACCATGTCCACACGGCCATGCAGCCCCGGTGACAGCTCGCCGCCGGACATGCTGGGTTGAAGGATGCGCGGCATGTCAGCCCCTCGCCATCTGGGCCATCGAGGGCTGGTGCCCGTCCTCGTCGGCCTCGTTGAAGTCGTGTGCTGCGGCTTGGCTCAGGGCCACCTGGTACAGCTGCTTCAGACCGGATTTGTTGGAGAAGCCATTGCCGCCGATGATCGTCGGGGCGGCTTCCTCTGCCAGCTTGCAGGCCAGGGCATCCACGAAGTGGGCCGGGAAGCGCTCGGGGTCTTCGACGCGCGCCACGTACACCAGCCACGCCTCGGCTTGGTCGCACAGCAGCGTGGTGCCCTGCTCGCCCATCGCCTGCTCGAACTGGATTCCGTGGGCTCGAACGAACCTGTCATCGCACCAGCTGGACAGCCGCCGACCAGCGCGCAGCCCCTGCTCGCCGGTGACCGCCACGGCAGTGATGCAGTCGCTGGGGCGTGCGTAGCGGATCTCCCAGCCGGGCATTGGCGCCTCAGCGTCGACCGCCAGGCGCTGCGTCTTCATCGCCCACGGCCACAGCCGGTCGGCCAGCACCAAGTCGCGCATGGGCTCCCAAAGCCGCGAGAACGCCCGTGCCTCTTTCGAGCGCTCGGTAAGCGAGGTGATCGTGATGTCCTGGGCCAGCTTGCCCAGGGCCAGGTTGCAGATTTGGACCTGGGAGGTCATGGGTTACGCCTCACCGTTCGGGTACAGGACTTCGCTGGGCTTCGGGCCCTTCGCGGCTGCCAGTCCCATGTCGGTGATCTGCAGCTCCAGGCGGCGATGCACCTTGCCGTCGCGAGTTTCCTCGCCGAGGGACACCACCGTGGCAATCGCCTCAATGGCGACCTGAGCACCCGATGCGGGCAGCTGCTTGATGCCCTGCGCTGCGATCTGGTCTTCATCCAAGTTGATGCGCAGCCCCCACGGATAATCGGGTTCACTGCATCCGGACGGGGCCGTGGCGCAGCAGTCGCAGCCGTGGTCGTGGCTGCCGTCCTTCTTCATCGATACGAGCTTCATGGACTGCTCCGGTAGTGGGGGCGCCCGAAGGCGCCCCCGGTGGTTGCCGTCAGGCGTTCGCCGACTTCTCGGCCACGGCCGCGTCGATCGCCTCGATGACGCCCTTGCGGGGCTTCTCGGCAGCAGCTTCCTGCTCGCGGTAGGCGACCAGCTGCTCGACGCTCAGGGCGGCCAGATCCGCCTTGATCAGGTCAGCGTTACGGGCCAGGAACGGGTCCGTCGGCGTCGCCGACTTCTCGGCCACGGCCTTGCCGCCGATCTGCTCCATCCAGGAGCCCAGCTGTTCCTTGCTGGCGATCTCGAACTCGTCGCCCACTTCGCGGGTCTGCCCGAAGAATCCGCGCCGGGTCGCGCGCACGCGCAGGCCGGTCACAGGTTGTTCTCCTGGTGGCCGGCGACGATGCCCGCGGTGATCTTGCCCGTGGTCGGCGCGGTGCCCACCAGGGTGTAGTTCAGGCGGACATAGCGCAGGTTGGTGCCACGCGGCACGTAGTACAGACCGCCGAACACCGAGCCAGCGGCCAGGTCAGCCAGCAGCTTGGTCTGCGAGCCGACGGTCACCGGCGATGCGAAATTCTCGGTGGCCGACACCTGCAGGTCGAGCTGCAGGCTGGTGGCGTTGTTGAAGCCCTCCACCACCTGCACACGCAGGGGGATCGGGGTGCCCGGGCCGATGTCGCGCTTGATGGGGGCGCCCTCGCCCTCCACCGTGCCAGTGGCACCCAGGTCGATGACGTTGGTGGACGCTGCGCTCGCCAGCACCGACTGTGCGTTCGAGAACAGGTTCTGCTGATCGAAGATCATGGTGGTTTGCTCCTTGGATTGCGGAAGGGAGCGGGGCCGGAGCCCGCGCGCCCAATTCAGTGGCGGCGGATCAGACGACCCGGGCTTCGGTGTTCAGCAGCGCATCCGACTCGCGCAGCGGGATGCCGCGATAGGTCAGCACTTCCTCGCCCTCGATCTCCTTGCGGGTCAGGCGCACGAAGTTGTCGGTGGTGCCGTTGTTGGTGGCCAGAGCGTCCAGCGCTTCCAGCATGTCGGTGTTGAGGTAGATGGCCGCACGGCCCCCCATGACGCGGCGCTGCTTCAGCTTGTAGTACGCCTTACGCATGAAGTTGTAGAGGTTCAGCGTGCCGGCCTGGACGCCCGAAACGTCGATGTTGGCAATGCGCGAGACGTAGCGGTAATCACGCACCGACAGGCCGATGTCCCACTGGAACTTCTCACGCACCACATCCAGCACCGAGCCGTCGGGGTTGGTCTTGGTCTGCACGCCCTTGTCTTCGCGGGTGATGCCGGCCTTGCTGCCCTTCGGGTACAGGCCGTGGACGGTGTTCTCGCCCCAGACCACGAACCAGATCGAGGTGTTGTCCGAGCCGGTGCCGCCGGCGTCTACGATCTGCGCGCCCGAACCGCTGTTGGCCAGCTTGTTGAAGCGCGGGGCCAGTCCGGTGAACTTCGCCGGCGAGGTGGCCTGGTCACCGTAGAACATCGAGGTGGCCACGCCCTGGTTCAGGCCTTCGAGGAACGCCTGGGCCTCGGACAGGCGCAGGCCTGCCGAGTCCTGGGTCATGCGCACCAGCTTCTCGTCGATCTCGCTCCAGGCTTCGATCATGCCGGTGGCATCGCGCACCTGGGCAGTGGTCGACTTGGTGGGCTGGACGCCCTGGTACAGCATGCGCCAGGTGCCCTCGGGGATGCCGGTGCGCACGGTGGTCAGGTGCGTGGTGCCGTCGTTGGCTTCCTTGACGATCATGTCCGCCAGGATCGGGTTGTCCTGCGCCAGCAGCTCGATCACCGCAGCGATCTGCTTGTCGGCATCGGTGCGCTTGAACACGTCCGCCAGGGTCAGGTAGGTATTGCCGATGGTCGACATTGTTGGTCTCTCCAGATACGAAAAAACCGCCTTGCGGCGGCTGGTTGATGGGGTTGGTTCTGGCGGGGATCAGCCGCCGTAAAGCACCGACTTCGGATCGCTGGCAGCGCCCGGGCCCGATGCGGTGGTGCCGCCCAGGCCGTCGATCTTGCTGTCGCGCAAGAACCCGCCGAAGAAGGCGAACGCCTTGATCATGGTCGGGTGGTTGCCCCAGCCAAGCTCGTTGAACGCCTTGGTCAGTTCGGGGTCATTGATTGCCTTCACTGCGGTGGTGGCCAGGCCGACGGTTTCGTCGTACTTGGCGCCCAACTGCTGCTTGGCGTCCACGCCCCACTGCTCAACCTGCTGCAGGCGCTGTGCTTCGACAGCCTGCTGCATCGCAGCCGCATCTTCGCCGGCCATGCGGGTGTAAAGGTCGATGGCCTCCTGGGCCTGATCCTGCGTCCAGCCCTTGGCCTTGAAGAACTCGGTGGCCGCGCCCAGCCGATTGCCTTCCAGGCTGAACCCGTCCGGCAGGTTGAACTCGCCGTACTGCTCCGGTGCAGTCGTGGTGTCGTCGGTCTTGGCCTTGCCGGCATCACCGCCGTCTTCGACCTTGGCCGGCTGACCGTTGCTGCCCGGCGCACCACCGTCACCACCGCCGTCGGTTGCCGACGGCGTGCTGCCGTTGGGAACCTGGTGCGTGTCGGTTGCGGTGGTCGTAGCTCCGCCTTCGCCAGGATTGGGGTTGCTGGCCGTGGTGGTGGTGTCACTCATCGTCGCTTTCCTCGGTTTGCTGCAGCTGCGACTGCAGCCGCTTCATTGAACTGTTCGCCTCGGCGCGCATCTGTGCCTCGCGTTCCGGGCAGCTGTCGCGGATGGCACGCAGCCACCACTGGCCGGCCTCCTGCCGTCCGATCTTTCGGGACTGGGCCATGGCGTTCGTGTTGAAGGCCGTGCCGTCCACGTCCATGGCCTCGATGAACGTCCACACCAGGCGGCGGCTGGCAGCGTCAGCCAGCACGTTGCGCACGTCCTCGCGCAGCTGGGTGTCCTGCAGGCTGGCCAGGCGCGCGGCCTGCCGGCGCTGCTCCTCCTCGCGCGGATCCATGCCGGGGCGCTTCATGCGGCCCCCTGCATGGCATCAATCAGTGCCTGAGCGGCCGAGCCTTCCTCGGGCACCGTCTCGCCCGCGGTCTTCAGGGCTTGGCTCGCATCCTTCAGCGGCTGCGCAGATGCGGCCAGTTGCTGCTGCCGCTGCTGCTGAGCGCGGTCAGCGCGAATCTGCGCCACTGCGTCGTCGCTGCGAATGATCGAGGCCGGGCCGCCCACGGCTGCGGTGTACTCGTCGACCACCTGGTCGCTGTCCAGCTTGTCCATCACGGACGGGTCGCCGGTGGCCTGTGCCACGTTGGCCACGAACGTCATGGTGCGCTCGATCGAGCCCACTGCTGCGGCCTTCGCTGCCTGCGCCAGGATGCTGGTGTACTCGATCTTCAGCGGCACGTTGGCCAGAACCTGCGGCGGCTCGGGGATACGCCCGGCACGCTCCAGCAGCCGGAACACGCGCACCACAACCGGATCGAGCACTTCGTCCGTGATGGATTCCAGCGTCGGCGCCAGCACCGCAGCCTTCTCCTCCTTGCGGGTCACGATCTCGGTGGCCGCCCGGTCGGTCTTGTCGCCCAGTGCTTCCAGCATCAGGAACAGCTGGTAGAAGAACGCCCGCTGGATCCGCTGTTCGACCGTGGCGATTTCCTCGCGGATCTGCGCCAGGCCTCGGGCATCCGGCATGTACGCCGGGGCGATGCTGGCATTGGCAGTTCCTTCCGGCAGGTAGATCTGGCCGCCCTTCCGCAGCCTTGCGCCACCGGTGCGCTTCAGGCTCTCCGGCACCGCCAGCGTCGGATCGGACATCTGCTCCATCAGGCGCAGCTTTTCGCCTTCCAGGTACTGCAGCTGCTTCACGTCGCCCAGGCAGTTGATCGCCGGGCAGGCTGAGTAGATGTCCTCCGCAACGGGGTTCCAGCGCGCCACCACGAACGGCGCCTCGTAGTGGCCACCCACATCGATGACACCGTTCTGGCCGTTGGCAGCACCATCGATCCACACCACCTCGCGGTAGGGACGGAAGCGCGGCGCCTGCAGGCCCAGCGGGCCGATACCGGGGCGCTCGTCGGGGTTCGGCTCGATCAACGATTCCACCCAGAACTTCTGGTCGCCGTTTTTGCCCAGTGCCTCGCGCACCACGTTCGGCAGCGCGTCCCTGCCGTACCGCTGCTCCAGCTGGCGTGCCGTCTTAGAGTAGCGGCGCCACAACGAGTCGACGCGGCCCTGATCGTCCAGACCCACAGCGTAGTTGCCGGCGGTCAGTGCGTAGAACCGCACGACCTCGCGGGAGTCTTCCACCACCAGCATGGGAGCGGTGCCGAAAAGGCCATCCTCGGCGTACACCACCGGCATGGCCTTGTAGAAGTTGCTGCTGGCCAGCGTGTCGCGGATCTCCTGGGCCACCTCGTCCAGCCACACCCGGACGCCGAACAGCTCGGAGGTCGCAGGGTCAGGCGTGGTCACCTTGAACCACGGCTGGGCCTTGGGCGTCATGTGCGACATCATGCCGGCGGCCATCACGCCCAAGGCATCGGTTGCGGTGCTGTTGATCACCTTCGACCAATTCCGCTTGCGCGGCTTGTCATCCTGGTCGCCGTAGAACCGGCCACGGGTCGGGTCGATGTATTCCGACGTCTGGCGCCACAGTGAGGTCCAGTCGTTCTGGGCCTCCTTCAGCGCTGCCTTGCGCCGCCTGCAGTGCGCATACAGCTCCACAATGTCCATCAGCCTCCCCCCAGCAGGGTGGTGCGCGGAGCGGTGCCGCCCAGCGCGGTGGTAGGTGCAGCGGAGCGGTAGGCCACTGAGGTGACCCCGCTGCGCTGGAAGGTCTTGCGCTCGTCCTCGACCTTCTTGCGCTCACGGCGCACGGTGCCGGTCGGGTCACCCACGGCGGTCTTGGTGATGCCAAGCGGGTCGGCGTACTTGGCCGTCTTGTCGCCGAACAGCAGGCCACCCGGGTCGATCACCTGGCGCGTGGTGCACATGTGGTTATGCCCCCTTCCCGTAGGTCGAGCGTGCGCGCGCAGCGGCCTTCCGCTCCCGCTTCGACTGCGCGGCACTGTTGGCGTCGCGAGCCAGGCCCGCGTCCGTGTGCTTCGTGGGGTGCGCCTGAATTTGGTTGCGGGCGATTGCTGCATCGATTCCACGGGCGAACCCGGAAAGGCTGTCGAAGAATTGCCGGTTGCGGCCACCAGGGCGACGGCCAGAGATTGAGGGCTTCATGATCATCCTCCCAGCGCCGTCTTGACCGAGGCGGTCGGCATGGCCGAGCTGGTGTCGCCGGCCAAGATCGTGGATGTGCGGCCGTAGCGCAGCCGCTGCCGCTGGCGTTCGCGGTCGCGCTCGTTGATCGCAGCATCATCGATCGACTCGACACCCACCTCGGGTGGGGCTGCGACCGGCTTCACCTTGGGGGCGGAGTTGCACATGTGGGTTCCTTCAGGCCAACGGGTTATAGGGCTCGCCGGCCTGCTGGTCGGCATGGTCATAGGGCTGGACAGGCGACCCGTCGGGGTGCCGTGGCTTGGCCATGACCGGGTATGCGAACGAGATCACCAGCGAGTCGGCCCGGTTGGGGCTCGGCATGCCGCGGCGCTTCATGTCCTTCTTCGATTCGATCTGGATCTTGCCGTCCAGGCGCGCCACCGTTTCCGGTGCCTGCAGCTCGTCGCGGAGCTGCGGGTCTTCGGGAATGGCACCGCCTTCCTTCAGCCAGTCGCGGGCCTTCTTCCACATCTCCGCGCGCTTGTTGAGGCAGCCCGGGTCGCCGGATTCCGCCGAGAACCACACCAGGCGCCAGTCGCGGTTCCAGGTGCGTCCGACGGACACGATGCCCGTGCCATAGCCGGCATCCACGAACACGGCGTCAGCCTTGTGTTCGTCCTCCAGCTGCGCCAGCACGGTGGCCACGTGGATGTCGTTGTCGTTCTTGGGCAGCGTTCGCAGCACCTTGAACATCAGGCCCTGCCGCAGGCTGATCACCAGCTCGTCGTCACCCTCCCATGCCGGGTCCAAGGTGATGACGATCGGAGCCCAGTTGTACTGCTCAGGGCGCAGATGCCGCCCATATGCAGCGATCACGTCCGTTTCGCCGATGAACTGCTTGGCCGACATCGAAGGGAACAGGCCGCGGATGCGGACCTTCACCACGTCGCTGTCCTCGCCGTAATCGCGCACCATGCGCTCGGCCTCGACCAGGTTCACACCCTCAACGGTGCGGCTGTCGATCTGCTCGGTGTCCCAACTCGCCTTGAACCTGCGGAAGCACTCGCGGAAGCGGCCGGTGTTACGCGTGGTGTTGCCGAAGGCGGCCCAGATGATCTCGGTGCCCTGGTCGGTCAGAGCGCCCTCGGCCACTTCCCACACCTTGTCGGCGATGGCGGAAGCCTCGTCGAACACCAGCAGGATGCGCCGGCCTTCGTTGTGCAGACCCGCGAAGGCCTCGGTGTTGTTCTGCGACCACGGCACCGCATCGATGCGCCAGGTCTTGTCGTGGCCAGGGGCGTTGCTGATCAGCGCCGTGGCGGTCAGCGTGGCCCAGTCCTTGGTGAGGCTGATTTCGTGCCACTTCGACAGTTCCGCCCAGGTCTTGGTGCGCAGCTGGATGTCGGTATTGGCCGTGACCACGCCGCGGGTGTCCTCGAACGTGTCGAAGGCCCACTTGATCAGCATCGCCACCAGGGCGGACTTACCGATGCCGTGGCCCGAGCCAACGGCCTGGCGGATTACCTCGCCAGCGTCAGCGGCACCGGCCTGCAGCCTGTTACCGATCTTCTCCAGCCGCCGGCGCTGCCAAGCGCGCAGCCTCTTCCCTTCCAGCGGACCGCCCTTCACTCCCCAAGGGAAGTTGAACAGCACATAGCCCAGCGGGTCGTGCTGGAACGAGCCGATCGCCTCGACCAGCTCCTGCTCAGCCGTTGCTGCGGTCGGCTGCGCGCTCACGGGCGGCCCTCAGCTTGTCGGCCAGGTTGTCCTGCACGCCGTGGTCCAGAGCGACGCGCTCGCCGTACTTCTTCGGCTGCAGCTTGCCGGCGTACCACTTCCGCGCGTCGATCATCAGCTTGGAGCGCTCGACCATGTCGCCGGTCTGCCGCTCCAGCACCTTTCCCTTGCCGTCCTTCTTCAGCCGCTCGCCCAGCACCGCCTTGTCGGCAATGTCCAGGATCTCCTCGGCCAGCGTGTCTGCCTGCAGCTCACGCGCACGCGCGTAGTGGTTGCGAAATGCCTCGTTCTCAGCCAGCCAACGAATAACTGTGGAACGGCTCGGCATCTTCGCCGTGGAACAGATCGTGCGCAGGCTCTTGCCGTCCACCAGCAGTTCGCAGATCGCGTCGGCCAGCTGCTGGCTGTACTTGCTCGGGCGTGCCACTTACCTACCCTCACCCTTCTGGGCATCAGCGCCCAGCTTTTCGATGGCACCCAGCTGCCCGTTGCACTGCTCCAGGCTGGCCACGTTGGCGTTGTAGGCCGAAACCACGCTCTCGATGGTGCGCTGGGTTGCGCGCTTCACCGGGCAGCGGGCGGTCAGCGCCGGCGGCACAGCCACGGTGCGCTCAACGGTGACGTACACGGTCTGGGGGATGTCCGGCTTCTGGACCTTGCTGCAGCTGCCGAACCCGCACAGCGGCAAGGCCGCGGCCAGGATCACAGCAACGGAATGGCGTCGCATAGGGTCTGCTCCAACTGCTGCCGGCAACCCGGCTGGTTCTTGGCCGCCTGCAGGGTCTGCTCGGCCTGGGTGGCGCGGCGCTGGCTCTGGGCTGCGGCAGCCTCGGCCAGGCGTGCGGCCTCCTTGGCTGCCTGCTGCTGGCGGGTGGCCTCGTCGATCGCTCGCTGGGTCTGGCGGTTGACCTCCTGCAGCAGCTGGCCGCAGGCGTTGGCTGCGCGCAGGTTCTCGTCGGCATCGGCCTGGGCCTGGTCGCGGGCCTTCTCAGCGGCAGCGATCACGCCCCGGTCCTTCTTGGCCCGGTAGTCCGACCCGAGGCGTGCGCCCATGAGCAGCACGGCACCCACAGCGGCGGCCCACAGGCCGGCACGGATCAGGCCCACATAGGGGCGGATCGGATCAGGGATCAGCACGGCGGCTTCCTACGCGACAGCACGCGGACGATGACACCCATCACGCCCAGGGCGCGGATGCTCCACTTCGCCGGGCCAGGCAGCTCGTCCATCCAGCCCATGGCCGCAATGGCGTCGTAGATGTCCGGGAACATGGTGACCAGGCCGAACACCCACACCGAGGCGAGTTTCCAAGCCTTGCGCCAGTTGTCGATCAGCTGCAGCTTCACTTCAGCCCCCTGAGCTGCTTCAGCTCGCGGATGTCCTGCTTGTTCTGCTCAACCTGCACGGCCTGCTTGGCCAGTTCGAGCTTCAGCGCCGGCACGTCCGCCAGCTGGGTGTTGATGGTCTGCAGCTGCTGCTGGACCGTGGTCATCTGCTGGTTCGTGACCTGCTGCTGGGTGAGCACGGCCTGCATCGAGCCGACCAGCCAGATGCCGCCGGCGATCGTGAAGCTGGCGAAGGCGCCAACAATCCACTTTTCAACCGGCCCCAGGGAGATGCGAATGCGGCCGTCCTGGCTCGGCTGGGCTTCCATCGTCATGCGGCCTCACCCACGGCGCCGCCGGCCTTCCGGTAGATCTGTCGCAGCTTCTCCAGGCTCTGCTCATGCTGGCCGTAGCCGGCGCCTGGCAGGCTGGCCCATTCCTTGGAGCACAGCGCCACTGCACGGTCGAACTGGCCAGCCTTTACCGCGTCGAGCGCGCGGCGGCCGCGGATCAGCTCGATGCACGCCTTGTCCTGGCTCAGCGGGCCGAAGTCCGGAAACTTCAGCCGTGCCTGCAAGGTGGCCCAGGTCCGTTTCAGGAACTGGTACCGGCCTGCCGCAGTGGAGCTGAGCGTGGAATTCAGCCGCACCAGCTTCGCCGGATGCTTGCTGAGGTCGGTGAACAGGCCGCCGCCCACCAGCACGTCGTACCCGTTCCGCTTCGTGGGCTGCCGGCCGTTGTCGGTGCCTTCGGACCAGGCCAGCATGTCCAGGAACGCCACGACGTTCTTGCCGCCAGCCTCCTCGGGGGTGATCTGTGCCACGGGTGGATCTCCGGCGATAGGTGCCCGTCACCGCAGCCCGGCAAGGCTCGGCGAATTGGTCCGGTGAGGGTGGACGGGCATGGATGGTTGCGGGGGCCGGATTCGAACCGGCGAAATCTCCGGGTTATGAGCCCGGCAGCCTGGACCTCTGGCCTACGCCCGCAGAAACGCAAACGGCCCGCCGGTGAAGGCGAGCCGCTGAATTGGGTCGAAAAGAAAAGCCCCCGGGTTCGCCGGGGGCTCTTATCTGATCGTGCCTGAAACGGTACGCTGGAGGTGCACACCTGTCAACAACTGAGTCATGGACGAAAAATTCAAACGCCGCTTTGGCAACCAACTGGCCGTAGAAAGAGCCTCCTTGCGTGGCGTGCAGGCGATCAAGAACGGAGCTGAACTCGCCACACTGGCTGGGCTTTTTACGTTCATTTCGAACACGTACGACTCGAAGCCAGCGTTCTGGGTTTCTCTGGCATTGGTTGTGAGCCTCGCCACATTCATCACCATCCACGTAAACAACCTATTCCTCGGCTTTGCAAAGCCAGGGACCAAGCGCTATGTGCCCGTGCTCTTGCTGTCTGTTGCTCTGGGCTTCGCCTCAACCGTCTTCATTGAGGTCAAAGTGATGGTACCGGTGCTTTTAGCCATCGAGAAACAGATCGCAGCTACGCCGCCCGGACCCCAGCCTCCAATCTTCCCCTCACCCGCTGGAACCCAAGCTCTGCCATCACCAGGTACTGCCGCACCGAAACCGGCCGCTGCCCCATCAGCTGCAGCAGCTCCCTCGCCTGCTCCCAGCGCTCTTCCTTCCGCCGCCCCGAGCCGCAGTAGTAACCCCGAAGCACGCAGGCCAGACTGATATCGGTGCGGGCGATGTCGCTCACGATGTCCTCGATTGCCTGGGCGCGCGGATCTGTCTCCATCGGCTTATAGCCCTGCACGCGCCCAGGCATTTCGTGGTGTTCCATGAGCACAGCCAGCAGGTTTTTCGATTGGTGCCCGAGGTATTCACAGTCCCGGTGCAGGGCAAACTCGCGCCCCCAGTGCTCCAGCTCCGCGCGCACGTAGGCCCCGAAATAGTCAGTCTGCATCGCGCATCCCCTTCAGCACGTTCTCGTCGAATCGGAACACCGGCAGCAGCCCGTCGGTGTCGCAGCTCCCCTGCCGGTCCGGCCGGCGCTGGCAGTGCGCCGGGCTGCTGCCGCGCTCGCGCATGGTGCAGACGGCGCACACGCCGTGCCGGCGCAGGTAGGCGTTGTATCGCTTCCGCGTGCGGGCCTCAGCTGAGGTCATGCGCCGCCCCTTAGCAGGCTGTCGCCGTACAGGCCGATCAGCAGCGCATCGGCTCGGCCGTTGTCCTTCTTCCGCTGCAACTGCACCGCCGCCGCCGGGAAGCGCTGGATCGCCAGCACGCGGCCGGCGTCCTTGCCCTTTCCCGACAGGTCGAAGCGCCGCTTCCACACCGACGGCTGCACCAGCACCAGGTGGATGCCCAGCAGCCGCACCGTCGCCTTCAACTGGCCAAAGCCCTCCGCAAGGTTGTGCCTAGCCACCGAACCCTCGATGGCCTTTCCCTCGTCGTTCCGCATCGGCCGGGCGTGGATCCGCTCCAGCGCCACGGCAATCACTGCGCCAGGGTTGGCGTCTCGCTGCCGCCGGAGGAACGCGGCGACGGCCCGCGCGTCCACCTCCCCGTCCATCACGGGCATGTCGAGCATCGGGCCGGGCTCGCCGTCCAGCAGGGTCACGATGGCGCCTGTCAGGCCGGGGTCGATACCGAAAGTCAGTCGGCTCGCCATGGGCTGCCCTCCTTCATGTGCTTTTCGATCAGGGTGTTTTGTAGATCCAGCAGGTAGTCATCAGTCCCGACGTCTTGGCGGAACTTGCGCGGCTGCCGGGCGTAGGACGGTCCGAACAGCTCCTCGCAGCGGGCGGCCGACATCCCACCGAAAGGCTCGCCGCGGTGGGACCAAGGGTTCAGGCCGATGGTGAAGTCGTGGCCGCGGCGCTTGGCGCCGTGCTTGCCGCCAACTGTCAGGTGATGCACCTCGGCGGGGATCGGTCTGTCACCCAGATCGATGCCCAAGCTATGGGCCACGATGCAGCCGATCTCCGCTATGGCGTCCATCCGCTGCTGCTGGGCCAAGGTCGGCTTGCCGGTAGAGCGGCCGCGCTTCATGATTCCCACCGAAGCGCCCGCTCTTGGGCAACCATGGACTGGATATGGCCATCACACTTGTTCGACATTGCCCCCATTGCAAGGCGCCGTCGGTCGCCATGCGACCTATCGGAGTCGTTGCCACTGGTCATAACAAGAGCACCGCAGTGTTTTCCTGCAACAGATGCAATGAAATCCTCTGTGTGCGCGCAATTACTCCCACCAATGGCATGCAATGGGTTATGTCGAACGCCACAGGAGACTTCGATCAGACTGCGAAGAACTCCAACGTCGTAGTCACTGACACATACCCTGCCAAAGAGTCGCTCGATGCCCCTGACCACGTTTCGGAAGCGATACGGCGCCCATTCGTCCAAGGCCTTGATAACGCCGAACGAGGTAATTCCGATGCTGCCGCTTCTATGTTCCGCAAAGCCATCGACGTGGCCACTCGGGAACTTGATCCCTCCACTACAGGGAAGCCACTGGCCAAGCGCATTGATCTTCTCGCAGACAACGGCAGGTTGACGTCGGACCTTAAAGAGTGGGCGCACCTCATTCGCCTTGACGGCAATCAGGGCGCGCATGATGACGAAGAGCTTTCTCGCGAAGAGATCGAGCAACTCAAGGAGTTCACTCGGCTTTTCCTGATCTACACATTTACCCTCCCCGCACAGGTTCAGGCTAGGAAGCAAGAAGCGTCTCAAGGCTAAAAGTGCTTGCATCACGCAGCCCTCCTGTTCTGCCCGGCCATGTCCCAGAACTCGGCGCGCACGTCGTCGAGCATCACGTGGGCGTAGTGGCGGCCGATGTACTCGGTCAGGCCGTCAAACAGTTCCTGGAACCGGGCCTGTTCCATCTCGTCGAATGACAGGCTTTCGGCGCGCTTGACCGGGACGGTGCGGATCTCCGGCAGCACGCCGGCCAGCACCTTGCGGGCGCCCGCACCCAGCATCGCCTCGCACGCATCCAGGACCGCCGATATGACCGGCGTGGCGTCCAGCTCTACCATCTCGCAGCACACGTTGGCCTCCAGCTGCAGGCGCTTCACCGCGTCGTGCGCTTCCAACTGCTCCCAGCCCTCCACGTGGTCGACCATCAGGTGTCCGATCTTGTGGATCAGACGGTGCTGCCATTCCTCGCGCGGTTGCTTCAGCTCGGCCCTGATCTTTCGGCCGATGCGGAACTTGCGATCGCGCATCAGCCTGCCATCCACGTCGTCGGCCGGCACCAGCGCACCGACCAGCGCACCGGTGTTCGGGTCGATCAGCTTCACCACCACCAGGTAGATCGGGCGGCGGGCGCGCTTGGCGCGGATCTTCTTCGCTGCGGCGGTCAGGGTCATGCTGCGACCTCCCCCAGCTCGTCGGCGGCGCTGCGGTTGACGTATGACGTCGACCCGCCGTGCCAGGTCACCGGCACCACGCCGATGTTGCCGTGGCGGTTCTTCACCACGTTGATCTCGGCAGCCGTGCGCTCGGCCTGCGGATTGGACAGGTCGCGCCACAGCATCATGATCTGGTCGGCTTCCTTCTCGATCTCCGAGCTGTCGGCCAGGTGCTTCATTTGCGGTCGCTCGCCGTCGGCCTCGCGGTTCACCTGGGCCAGCGCGAGCACGGGGATGCGCAAGTCGCGCGCGAGGTTCTTCAGGCTGCGGGTGATGCTGCCCACCTGCTGGTGCTTCGGGGCACGCGACATCGATGCGATCTCGATGCGCTGCAGGTAGTCCACGTAGAGCGCGCGGATGCCCAGCTGGTGCTTCCAGCGGCGCGCCTCCCGGATGACCTCGGTGATATCCGGCGATGGTCGGTCGTGGATTCGCACCGGCAGCGCGCCGTACTGCTCAGCGGCGTGCAGCAGCGAGCCCATGTCATCGCTGCGGAACTTGCCGGCGCGCAGGCGACCGACGTTGACCCCCGAACCGGCGGCCAGCCAGCGCAGGCCTACTTGGTCGGCAGGCTGCTCCCCGGAGATCAGGCCCACTGCCCCACCCTTCGCGCCGGCGGCAGTGACGCCGAGCAGAAATCCCGTTTTGCCCATAGCGGGGCGCCCGCCAACGACGATCAGGTCGCTGTCGTGGAAGCCGCCCAAGGCTTCGTCGAGATCGAAGATTCCGGTGGAGACGCCGATCAGTTTCCCGCCGTTGCGCTGCGCGTCCATGGCCTGAGCCACAGCCGCATCCAGCGCGGACTGCGAGGTGTGTTCGTAGCTGCGATCAGCACTGTGCAAGGTCATCAACCGCTGGATCGCAGCGTCCACGGCGTCCTCCTGCCGAGCGTGTGCGCCCTCCTCCAGCTCCCTGGCGATGCTCAGCGCCTCGCGGTCCCGCCATGCGGCCAGCAGCACCGACGACTGATAGGCCGGCTGGCTGCTGGGGTACAGATCGCGGTCGGCGCCGATCAGCATCGCCAGCTCGCTCAGTCGCGGGCTGCCCATGCGGTCGGCCACGTCGGCAATCGTCACGGCGTCCACGGGCTTGCCGCCGGCGTCCATGCTGCGGATCAGCTCCCACAACTGGCCGTGCGCCTCGTTGCCGAAGTGACCCGGGTGCAGCGGCATGTCGGCGATGCTGGACGGGCGGCACATCGCCGTGTGCAGCACTTGGCGTTCGACCTGGTGGATCGCGGCGCGGTGGTTGGCTTCGAGGGTCGTCATGCGCTGAGCCTCGGTAGTGCACCCTTCTGCGGCGCCGGCGCTGTGCCCTGTCGGGCCGGCGCCTGGTTCTGCGCGCGGCTCAGCCAGGAGTTCACGAACCGCATCGCACCGCTGCGGGTCTTCCGGTTCTTCGGGTTCGAGATCGTCCAGGCCTTCACCGCCCGCAGCTGCTGCAGCACGTCGATCGCCGGGTACAGCTCGGCGAACTCGCGGACCTGGGCCTCGGTGATCTCGAAGTCTTTCCCGTCGTTCAGGAGAAAGCTGACCGCGACTGGCGAAGCAGGCTCCGCTGGCAGCAGGTCAGCGGCCGGAGCCGGCTCGGCCGGCGCAGTGCAAGTGGTTTGGTTTGGGTTCTCTCTGGGTTGGGTTGGGTAGGGTTCTGTTTGGGTAACCGTTCCAGAAACCGTTTCGGCAACGGTTTGGACAACCGTTCGGTAGTCGTTACCCAAGTGCTTGACGTAGTTGAGGATTGCACCAGCAACGCGGGCCTTTGCCTCGCCTTTCGGCAGCGCTTCGAACTCCGCCATGCGGGCAGCCGCCACATTGCCGTTCGCTACCTTGTTCCAGCGCAGGAATCCGGGGATGAAAACAACCCCTTCGAAACGGTATGCGAAACCACTGCGAGACAGTTCGGCAAACCCTTCCGAAACCCTTTCCTGACTCCACCCAAGGTCGGCCATCACGTAGCCGTCGGGGCAGCGGTAGCAGCCGAGCCCGTTGGAGTGTGGGCCCGTCATCAGGTATGCGGCCAGCAGCTTGCCGGCATCCGTCCACTGCTGGGCATCCTGGCTTTGCCAGAACGCGCACTGGATCTGTCCGTACTCACGCATGGCCGGCCCCCTTCAGCAGCTGCAGGCAGCCAGCGATGAACCACAGCGTGCGGACGGCCACCATGGCCTTCTCGGTAGCGTTCATGGCCACTTCGCCCCCAGGCTCTTGGCCAGCGGCTCCATCAACGCTGCCAGCTTCGCGAACTGGGCCAACGCCTCGGCATGCTGTGCCTCGGGGGAGATCAGGTAGCGCTCGATCAGGTAGTGGATCGGCGTGACGTCCTTCGTCTCGGCGATGTAGCGCTCCAGGTCGTCGATCGACAGGCCGCGCGGCTTGCCGCCACTGTCGCAGCCGGCCAGCTTCTCGCTCAGCTTCGACGGGGCCATGTCGAGCCGGCCAGCAATGGCCGTGACGCCGGCGCCCGCATACACCTGAGTTGCGATGTGCTCACGCAACGACCTGTTGCGCGCCACCCCATCGTCGTAGGTAATTGTTAGGCTTTTCATGCAGTTATCCCGTGGGTGGGAATGCCGGGGTCAACGTGTTCCCCTGCGTTCCCCTGACTGGTTCTGAAAATGGCCGCATCCCCAAATCGGAATGCAGCCCTGTGAAAAAGACTCAGCCGGCCTTGGCCGACGTACTGACGCTCACGCCCATGTGCGGAAAGCTGTTTGTGGTGAAGCGGGTCGGTGACACGGTTGAGGCCAGGCCGACGCGGAAGCCGGTGCCGAAGCCGCCCGGTGCACCCAGCGTGGTGATCCCCTTCCCCGCCAGGAGGGCCGTCCGTTGACGCCTCCCTCAGCCTGTGTAGGTTCGGCCTGCAACACCCACCGAACCCACACAGGAGCTATCGATGTACGAGACCCAGTCAAAGCGCGTGGCCGAATGGAAACAGCTCCAACGGAGAGCAGTTCTGCAGCAGTTGGCGGGCATCGAGGCAGCGTTCGCGGACGTGCCCCTGTCCACCGAACTGCTGGAAAAGCTGCGTCGCATTGCGGCGACCAGCACACCAGCGGACGCGCGGCGCTTGCTGTCAGAAGTCCAGCAAGTGCTCGCACCGCTTCAGTAGCGCGGCCGGCGCACATGTCAGGCGGCAGCCCCGGTTTCCGGGGTCTGCTGCTCAATGTCGACCGGGGCCGGACCGAACACGTCGGTTCGGGTCACTCGCGTGTATGGGGGGATGCCCCGGTACTTCCAGTTCTGTACTCGCTGCGTGCCCTTGGGCATGGCGAAGCCCAGTCGTCGGGCCACTTCGGCGGGGCCACCGAGCTGGTCAATCAGCTCGGAATCCTTGTGCATGGTCGTGGTTGGCTGGTTCATGGCACAGATTAAACGCCATGTTTATTCCGCAGTCAACATGGCGTGTAACAACGCCATGTTTAGGCGCAGGACAATGCCACATGGCTGAAATGCACCCTTCGATGAAACGGCTCTACGCCGCTGCCGCTCACCTCGACTCGCCCATCCGCGGCCAGTCAGCCGTAGCTCGGGCGTTGGGCCAGTCGCCGCAGACGCTTAAGAACTGGGAAAGCCGCCCCACGGGCGTCTCCGCCGCGGGCGCCAACAAAGCGCAGCAAATGCTGGGCATCAACGCCACCTGGATACTCGAAGCGCAGGCCCCGATGCTTATCGGGGGCTCCGGTCCCGTCTCCGGTTCTGCGACGGAACGTGACTATGTTCGCGTTCAGCAACTGAACGCGGAGGCAGGCATGGGCGACGCAGTGGAGAATGTCGACTACCCGGAAGTGATCCGGGCCATCGATTTCGAACCCGGGTACATCCGAAGCATCGTCGGATTTGTGCCAGCACCAGGGCGACTCAGGCTGATTACGGGCAATGGCGATTCCATGCAGCCAGTGATCCAGCCTGGCGATGCCGTGGTGGTCGATACCGGAATCACAGCCTTCGACGGCGACGGGATCTATCTGATCAACATGGGCAATGGGCAGCAGATCAAGCGATTGCTCGACCGCGGCGTGATCCACGTAGCGAGTGACAACAAGAGCTATGGCGATCCCTTTCCGTTGCCAGCTGGCACGTTGATTGGCGGGAAGGTGTACCTGCGGAACAGGATCGAGCGGTTCAACTAAGGACGACCATGAACATCACTAGATTGCTTGTTGCAGTAGCTCTCGCCAGCAGTGCCGCATGCGTCCACGCGCAGGCCGTGGATGATCTGACTCCGGAGTTTCGAGCGTGCATTCGGGGAACCACCAACCAAGTTGAAACAGGTCACTGCATGTCCCAAGAACTTGTGCGGCAGGACGCGCTGGTCGCGGCAGAGCTGAAGATGGCAGGTGACACGGCAAGACCGGAAATCGCGAATCGCCTTAAGAAAGCCCAGGCCACGTGGACAGCATTTCGGGCCCAAGACTGCGAAACGAAACAGGCAGCGGTCACAGGATCCGGCGCCACCTCCCAGTACCTGGAATGCATGATCCACCATGCCGTGCTCCGGAAGATCCAGTTGGGGAACTACTGGTCCTTGTGAGTTCCCCCAAGCCCCAAATGAAGCCCCGCCCTGGCGGGGCTTTTTGCTGCCAGCGCCAAAATTTTACACAGATTGATTAAACATCATGTTGACTTACGAATAAACGCGATGTTTAAATGACACCCGTCGGCCCACCCGGGCCATATGACGGGGTTCACCATGGCACTGCAGCCATACAGCGACCGGGCACGTAGCGCCCAGCGCAACTGGGACGGGCGGATGCCCGCCGAGGCCGAGGTTGATAGCACCGCGCTGGAGTCGCTCCGCGCTCTGCCGGCTGTCCTCGAGGACGTGCTGGGCTACCAGGACCAGACCTTCTGGGCCAAGGCCGCTCGCCTTCTGGACAGCCACAGGGATGCCGAGCTGGCCGAACTGTTCCGCAGCACGCGGGACCGGATCGTCAACGAGAAGGTTGAGGACACCGCCGGCGACGAGTCGATTTCCGCGAACGGCGCGATCGACCTGCTGCTGAAGAGGTACGCAGCATGACCGCCGCCCACCGGTACGCGCTGCGCCACACGGTGGCCTATGCGCTGGTGTTCTGCTTCGGCGTGCTGGCCTGCTTGCTGGCGCAGGCGGTGCTGTCGTGACCGCCGATCTGCTGGCCATCGGGGTCGATGCCGCACTGGAGAACTGTGCCTTCTACCTGCTTGAAGAACAGGGCCTGACCGCTGCGGCGGCGCAGATGGCAGCTGTGTGCAAGGTGGTCGCCGAACTGCAGGCCGCAGCCCACGCCTCTCTGACCGCCCGTGACCTGGCCGACCAGATGGCCGCAGACGACCGCCTGCGCGCCGCGCTGGCCGCGTGCGAACCGGAGACGCCGCATGAACCCGTTTGACCGACTGGATGCAGCCTTCGCCGCGCAGTTTGGCGCGCTGCCGCCCATCACCCCGCCGGTGTCGCTGACCGATGCCGAAGCCCAACACGAGGCCGAGAACGGCCTGTTTTCTGAGGAATCGACCGATGAGCAGTAAGCACACGCCGGGTCCGTGGCAACTGGCCGAGAAGTACAACTGCAAGGATGTCCGCGCAGTCGATGGTCCCTATGTCGCCGACTGCAACGCCTCAGCCGCAATCGACTGGCGCACGAAGGAAGCCAACGCCCGCCTGATCGCCGCCGCGCCGGAGCTGCTGACCATCGTCGCCCGGGAACTGCGCAACGGCGAACAGTCGCACTTCGAAGACTGGCTGGAACGCACTTGCCCGAGCGGTGACGTTGAAGCGGTCAAGCGCCAGTGGCTGGAAAGCGCCGACTACGCCCTCTTCGCCGATGAGTACCGCGAAGAGCTGGCCGTCCTCGACAAGATCGAAGGCCACGCCTGATGCGCCTCCTGACCTTCCTCGGCTGCCGCAGCTGGCGCGACGTCGCCGCCTGCCTCGCTTGCTACGCCATCACCGCCGCGCTCGCAGCCGCCATGTGCTGGCCGCTGGCCTGGTCCTGACTTCCCGCCGGCGCGGCCGGCTCCTACGAGAGGCACCACCGATGTTCCAACTCGATCAACACGATGCGGTGTTCTCGCATCTGAACCTGCGGAAGGAAAGGCACGGCGACGAAGACGCAGCCGCTGCCGACCTGAAGTTCACCCTGACCGCCCAGAACACGATCCTCGACACGATCGACCCGAACATCGTGCGCGCGTTCTGGAAGAAGGCCGAGAAGGGCCAGCAGCAGTCGCTCCCGATGGAAGGCAGCACCGACTTGGTGGCGCTGAACCTGCCGCTGCTGGGCGAGCAGGACATCACCGGCAAGTTCGAAGGTTACGAGCTGAACATCGGCTCCCTGATGGACCACATCGAGCCGGTGTTCTTCGCCGACGCCAAGGTGAAAAAGATCACCTGGAAGCCGCTCGAAGGCGGCAGCGTGGCCATGGGCTTCACCGTCTCGGTGCTGCTGGACGAGAACGAAGACGCCGAGCTGATCTCTGCATGGCGCCGCGGTGATGTGCGCCTGACCCTCACGCCGCCCAGCGCGCCCGCGCAGCAGGAAGACCTGGCCGCGTAACGCATTCCCCCGCCCTTACGGGCCCCGCGCCGGCCGGGATTCCACGACGCCGGCACCTATTCCACCTACCAGCAGAGCAGCCATGAACCAGATCGTCACCATCGAGGATTCGGTCTACGGCACCAAGGATTCCTTCGCCTCGGTGCTGACTGACCGGTCCATCAACTTCGACCGCGAGGCCGAGTTCGCCCTGCAGGCGCTGTACGGCAACGAGTACGCAATGAAGATCGCGATGCAGAACCGGCAGTCAGTCATCAATGCGGTCGTGAACATCGCGGCCATCGGCATCAGCCTTAACCCGGCCAAGAAGCAGGCCTACCTGGTACCACGCGACGGCAAGATCTGCCTCGACATCAGCTACATGGGCTTGATGGACCTGGCCATCGACTCTGGGTCGATCCGCTGGGGACAGGCAAAGCTGGTCTACGAAAAGGATCAGTTCGAGCTGGTAGGGATTGACCAGCAGCCCATTCACAAGCACGCCCCTTTCAGCCGCGACCGCGGCGAAGTGATCGGCGCATACGTAGTGGTCAAGACCCCCGAAGGCGATTACCTGACCGAGTGCATGGACCGGGAGGACATTGACCGGATCATGGGCCGCTCGCAGTCGGTGAGGGCTGGCAAGTCGTCGCCCTGGAAGACCGACTGGCACGAAATGGCGCGCAAGACGGTGGTGAAGCGCGGCTACAAGTATTGGCCGAAGACCGACCGCATGGACAAGGCGATTCACCACCTCAACACCGAGGCTGGCGAAGGACTGGCCGTGATCGAAGGCCAGCAGGTTCCGGCCAACCGTGCTGCCTTGCCGCCGCCGGAGGACACCCCGGAGCGTCTGGAGCTGTATGCCAGCCTGCAGGACATCGCCAGCGGCGGCGTTGATGCGCTCGGCGAAGCATGGTCGAAGCTGGCCAAGGCACAGCGCACGATGATCGGCCAGGCCGGCCTGGAGGCGCTGAAGGCTGAGGCCGAGAAGGCAGACGCCGAGGTGGTCGAATGAGGCTGATCCACTGCGACCAGGGCAGCGACGCGTGGCACAACGCCCGCGCCGGCGTCATCACCGCCAGCATGTTCGCCACCGCGCGCTCACGTGTGGGCGAGCTGACCGACCAGCAGCGCGCCTACGTGGATTCGGTGCTGGCCGGCATGGCGCCAAAGGCGGCGGCCGAGGCAGCCAGCTACAAGGCCGTGCCGAAGTCGGCGGTGATCGAGAAGGCCCTTGCCGGCGAGCCCATCGGCGACTTCAGCGAGGCGTCCAAGAACTACGCCTTCCGTCTGGCCATCGAGCGCATCAGTGGCCAGCCGCTGGACGAAGGTTTCGAGACCTACGCTATGCGCCGCGGCCACGAACTGGAGCCGTTCGCCCGCGCCGAACATGAGGTGCAGTCCGGCCTGCTGGTGAAGCGTGCCGGGTTCGTCCTGAGCGACTGCGGCAACTACGGCTGCTCGGCCGACGGCTTTATCGGCGATGCCGGCGGGTCTGAGTACAAGTGCTTCATCAACCCGGAGAAGCTGCGCGCCTTCCACATCGATGACGACGCCAGCGAGGTGTTCGAGCAGGCGCAGGGCTGCATGTGGCTGACCGACCGCGAGTGGTGGCACATCGGGCTGTACTGCCCGGCCCTGGCCTCGGCGAACCGCCAGCTGTGGTGGCGCCGCTTCGACCGCGACGAGGCGTTCATCGCCAAGATGCGCGCCGACCTGGACCAGTTCCGGCAGATGGTCGACGGGTTCGAGCAGTCTCTGCGCGCTGGTGACCACCACCAGGAGGCGGCTTGATGGACGTGACGATCTACCCCAGCCACGCCAAATGCCTGCGCCGTGCCGGCCTCGCGCGCGCCCAGCTGTACGCCCACGTGATCGAGGGCAAGCGCTACACCACCGCGCAGGTTGCCGAGATCCTGGGCATCTCCAACGACGCCGCATACGAGCGGATCAAGCGCCGGGCCCACCCGCTCACGTGGGCGAGCCTGACCAAGGTGCGTCGACCATGAAGACCTGCACGAAGTGCGCCGCCCGACTGCCGCTGCGGTTCTTCCCGCTGGTCAACGGCAAGCGCCAGGCCGACTGCGGTCCGTGCCGCAACACGGACCGACGCCTGCGCGATCCACTCCGCCCCCTGCACCGCGACCAGGTGCAGGTGCGGCTCAACAACACCTTCAACCTGTGGCACGGGCCGGTGCGCCGCGTGCCCCTTCGGAGCCAGGCATGACCAAACCCCAGCACCTGGTGAACGTCTCCGGTGGCAAGGACAGCACTGCGGTGTACCTGCGCGCGATCGAGCTGGGCCGGCCGTTCCGTGCCGTTTTCGCGGATACCGGCAACGAAGATCAGCGCGTCTACGACTACGTGGCGGAACTGGCGCACAAGACCGGCGGCCCCGAGGTGGAAATCGTCCGCGCAGACTTCAGCCGACAGCTTGCCCAGCACCGCGAGTACATCCTGCAGAAGTGGCCGGACCAGGGAATCCCTGATGAAGTCGTGCGCGAGGCCGCCGCGCTGCACGAGCCCACTGGCAATCCCTTCCTGGACCTGTGCATCAGCAAGGGGCGGTTCCCTTCACGCATGGCGCAGTTCTGCACCGAGGAACTGAAGACCATCCCGATTACCACGCAGGTGGTCGGGCCGATGCTGAAGGCCGGACCAGTGCTGCAGTGGCTCGGCATCCGGGCTGAGGAATCTGCCAACCGGGCCAAGCAACCGCGATTCAACCGGCATGAGTCCGGCTGTCACGTGTGGCGTCCGATCTTTGACTGGACGGTCCAGCAGGTTTGGGACCAACACCGCCGGCACAACATCGCGCCCAACCCGCTCTACGCCCTCGGGATGGGCCGCGTTGGCTGCATGCCCTGCATCAACTGCCGCAAGTCGGAACTGCGAAACATCGCTGACCTGTTCCCCAATCACATCGACCGGATTCGGAGCTGGGAGGCGGTGGTGGCCGCTGCCAACAAACGCGGCAGCGCAACGTTCTTCCCTGCGGTGACCGACCCCACCGACGTCGACCGTCCCGGCACGTATTCGCGGATCGACACCCTGGTGGAGTGGAGCCGCACCAGCCGTGGTGGCCGGCAGTTCGACCTGTTTTTCCAAGATCAGTCGGGCGGCGGCTGCACCTCAGACCTTGGCCTTTGCGAAAGGAGTGTTGCATGACCTACCACCGCTACGACCGCCGGCTGCCGAAGCGCACCGAGGGCTTCGCCTGGGGCCGGACCATCGACAAGGTTCTGGGCGGCCACGCCCTCACCTATCGGCTGTTCCGCCGCGACCTGCGGGGCGCGCTGCACATCAGCACGCTGCAGTTCTCCCTCTCCGACCACCGCCGGCACATCGCGCTGCAGCTGCTGATCGCACGCCGCCAGCTGCGCGAGAAGGTCGAAGCCATCGGCTATGCCCTGATCGCCGCTGAGTACGAGTGCCAGCCCAAGACTCTGGCCGCTGCTCGCCCAGGCGGCGCGGTGCAGCTGCAGCAGGCGGTGCGCTGATGATTGCCCAGCTGCTCACCACCGCGCTGACGTGGGGCGTCGCCGGTTCGCTGTTCCTGCTGGTGGCCGGCGCCTTCTGGCTGGCGCGTCAGGCCTACCGCGCCGCGCGCGCAGGGCTGCGCTGGTGCTGGCGGAGGTGCGCTCATGGCTGAGGCAATCGACCACCGCGAGGTCGGCCGGCAGCTGGCCAGCATGTCCGGGGTGGATCTGTCCGAGGCTCGACCGGCAACCGTGCGCGCATGGGAAGCGCGCGGCCTGGCACTGCAGGCGCTGGCGCGCGGCGACATGGCCGAGGCGCAGAACGTAATGAATCACGCGAAGGGAGGCACCGTATGAAGGCCATCGATCTGTTCGCCGGCGGCGGCGGATTTACCGAAGGCGCCGAGCAGGCTGGCTGCGAAGTGGTGTGGGCCGCGAACCACTGGCCCGCAGCCGTCGAGACGCACGCGGCGAACCATCCGCGCGCCCAGCACGTTTGCCAGGACCTGCAGCAGGCCGATTGGACCCTGCTTCCCGACTTCGACCTCCTGCTGGCTTCGCCGGCATGCCAGGGCCATACCCCGGCCCGCGGCAAGGAACGCCCGCACCATGACGCCACGCGCTCGACTGCCTGGGCCGTTGTGTCGGCGCTGGAGTGCAAGTCGCCCGAGGCTGCCCTGGTCGAGAACGTTCCGGCCTTCCTGAAGTGGAAGCTGTTCCCAGCGTGGTGCGCCGCGGTCACTGCGCTGGGCTACGCAGTCAGCCCGCACCTGTTGGATGCCGCCGACTTTGGCGTGCCGCAGCACCGCGTGCGCATCTTCATCGTACTGACCAAGAGTAAGCACCCATTGGAGTTGAAGCTGCCGAAGTTGCCGCACGTTCCCGCGAGCAGCTTCATCGACTTCAACGCCGGCACCTGGACCCCCGTTGAGCGCCCTGGCCGTGCCGCGGCAACCATCGCCAGGGTGCGTGCAGGCCGGGCGGCGTTCGGTGATCGATTCGTGGCGCCCTACTTCGGCACCGGCTCCGGGCTGACCGGCCGATCGCTGGACCGGCCCATCGGAACGATCACCACCCGCGACCGCTGGAGCATCATCGACGGCGACCGCATGCGCATGGTGTCGGTCGAGGAATCCAAGATCGCAATGGGCTTCCCGAGGCACTACCTGCTGCCGAAGAACAAGAAGGACGGCATGCAGATGATGGGCAATGCGGTGTGCCCGCCTAAGGCCTGTGAAGTCATCCAAGCACTGAGGGCTGCCGCATGAACACCGCCACCGAGCAGCTCCGCGCTGCGCTGGCCACGAACTGAAGGAGGACACCATGGCCACGAAGAAGCAGGCCAACCCGAGCGCAGGCGCACTGTGCCTGTCGCGGGAGTCGATGCGGGAACTGTGCGGCACGCCGTACAAGGACCGCCAGCAGGAGTTTCTGGTGCTGAACGGGATTCCCCACTACAAGGGGCTGGACGGTTGGCCGCGTGTGCTGTGGGCCACCCTGGAAGGCGGCGCGGATGCGGCCACTGAGAAGGCCGTCGCCGTCGCCGAGTGGCGATCGAACAAGGTGGCATGACGATGGGAAGGAAGCCGAAGAAGCCAGGGGCCATCCCCCGGTTGCGCCCGCGCAAGCAGAAGTCGGGCGTGGTGTTCTACTACTACGACAAGGGCGGCAAGCCGCGTGTCGAGATCCCGCTGGGCAGCAACTATGCGCTGGCGGTGAAGAAGTGGGCCGAGCTGGAAGGCACGCGCGAGGCGCAGTCCGTGGCCGTCATTACCTTCCGGCAGGTAAGCGATGCCTACCGAAAGGAGGTCATCATCCACAAGGCGCCGCGCACACAGCTGGACAACGGGCACGAACTGGCAAAGCTGCTGGAGTACTTCGACGACCCGCCGGCGCCGCTCGACTCGATCAAGCCCATCACGGTTCGCCAGTACCTCACCTGGCGCACGGCCAGCGGCAAGGGCATGGTGCGTGCCAACCGCGAGAAGGCGCTGCTCTCGCACATCTGGAACTTCGCCCGCGACAAGGGCTACACCGCCCTGCCCAACCCATGCGCCGGCATCAAGGGGTTCAAGGAGACTGGCCGGGACGTCTACATCGAGGACGATCAGTACCAGGCTATCCGCGCCGCTGCCGACGTGGTGGTGCAGGACGCCATGGATCTCGCCTACCTGATCGGCCAGCGGCCGGCCGACGTGCTGTCGCTGACTGAGATGGACGTGCGCGACGGGGTGATCAACATCCGGCAGGGGAAGACGAAGGCCAAGCTGCGCATCGCGGTCGAGGGTGAGCTGGCGGTGCTGCTGGAGCGCCTGCGAGCGCGCAAGGCCGGCCATGCCGTGCGCAACACCCTGCTGATCGTCAGCGAGCGCGGCGATGCCGTGAGCGTGGACAGCATGTCCAGGCGCTGGGCGAAGGCCTGCGCGGCTGCCGGCATCGAGGGCGTGCAGTTCCGCGACCTGCGCGCGAAGGCGGCCACCGACAAGGCCGAATCGTCTGGCGACATCCGCAAGGCGCAGCAGCAGCTGGGCCACACCACGGTGTCGATGACCGAGCATTACACGCGCAAGCGCCGCGGCCACAAGTCCACGCCGACGCGCTGA